CGGTGGTCGCCGTATCATTCTGAATTAACGCAAGATACTCAATCTACTTGATGTTGTCCTGCACTTGTTATATACTAAGTCTAACTAGTTAATACTAGTAAAACTTAAAGGAAAACAACATGAAACATTTCAATCCAGAAACAAAGACTTTCAAGCTATTCACAGCACTGTACAACGGTGAGTCAGTTACAGCTAGCCAAGCTGAAAAGCGTTTTGGCATCAAGAACATCAGTGCTGAAGTAAGCCGTATCCGTCAAAGCGGTTATGCAGTTTATGGCAACCAACGTGTTGCAGGTAACGGTGTTAAAGTTACTGAGTACGTTATTGGCAAGCCAAGCCGCGCAATCGTTGCCGCTGGTTACAAAGCAATGAGCCTTGGTTTAGTTTAATACTAACTTGGTTTGAAACAAAAGGCTACTCCGGTAGCCTTTTTTATTGACTTGGATATCGTTCTGGATGTTTGCGTGGATCTGGATTGTTGGGAGTGTCCATACCAGTCATTGCGGCCCGCATGTTTTGTTGGCCTTGTTTACCAGATATTTTTTGTTTACCAACACCTATTAACTCTTGTAAATATTCAACAAATTCCGATGTCATATATGAAATATTATTTTTAAATTTTACGGGGTCTGTTGCCATATCTCTAACAGCACTGGCTTTTTCACCGTTTTTATACACAAACATTTCAGAGTAATTCGAGTTGATTATTTCTACAGCTACAAGAACCAAACTTGCCATAGGAGGCGTAAAAACCATTGCAGTATTCAATGCCGCACTGGTATAATCGCCATTGTATAAATTAAGTCCCGCACTTAACAATGCATAAATGTTAAACACTCCTGGGATAGTCTTTATATTGATTAATTGAGGTAAACTTTTCGCAACCAAGTTGGGTATTAATACCTTAATGTTGGGTACAGGTACACCAATAGCACCAGCTGTTTCTCTTAAGGTGAATTCATTTGCTCTCATATCAGTATTTATACCATATTCATTGTGTTTACAGTTAAAATCTGCTAAAATACTATATGATAGATAATATATTTAGGCCCACATTAGATTGGATACAAGATGATTTTAAATCCCACCCAATTCGCTTTGTTATTGAGTTGCTTGCTTGGGCTATTAGTGTTGGTTGCTCCATTACTATGGCAATTACAGTTCCCACGCCACCTCTACTTGCTCTTTATCCTGTGTGGATCCTTGGGTGTGCTCTTTATGCTTGGGCTAGTTATACTAGGAAATCTTTTGGCATGTTGGCTAACTACATTTTGTTAGTCAGTATCGACAGCGTTGGCTTGATACGGATGTTAACACAATAATTAAATTTGCGTATGAAATTACTTGTAACAGGACACAAAGGATTTATTGGCCGCAACATGATGGCATGCCTCGCACAAGAAGAAGGATGGCAAGTCGACGGCTGGGAGTATGATCCTCACGATTTGCCTAATGTCATAGAGTATGATTGGGTAATACATCTGGGTGCGGTTGCTGACATGAGTGATAGTGATGTGGATAAAATACTGATTCAAAATTTAGAGTTCAGTCAATGGCTATTCAAAGAATGTAATGCACACGGTGTTAACTTACAGTATGCTAGTACCAGTAGTGTGTACGGTAATACTAATAACTTTGCCGAAACAGACCCTTGCAATCCACAAACTCCGTATGCTTGGAGTAAGTATTTGTTTGATCGTTGGGTGTTCCAGCAAGAGATAAACATATATGTGCAAGGCTTTCGTTACTTTAATGTTTACGGCAAGTACATGCATCTACGTGGTACCCGTGCCAATGCTGTGTATAAGTGGCGACAACAAGCACGTAAGCAGGGCAAGGTAACTGTTTGGGAAGGTGCCGAACACATCAAACGTGACTGGACATATGTAGGCGATGTTTGCCGTTTGCATGTTGATTTTATTAAAACTGTAAATGGTAGTGGTATATGGAATTGTGGTGCAGGACTTGCACACAGTTTCCTAGACATTGCAGAATACATAGCAGAACAAGAAGGAGTACCCATAGAGTTGGAGCCTATTCCATTAGTGGAACAACAACGTATGCGTACCAAAACCTGTGCAGACCTCAGACATTTAAAAAATACTGTGGGCAAGCGTAAATGGTTAAATGTTTATGAGTGGTTAGATTATGAGGCTTGAAGGAATTGTAGAAAAAGGTTGGGGAGGTGAGTACATCTTTGCCACCAACGACAAGTACTGTGGAAAAATCATGTACTTCAAAGATGCTGCCAAATTCAGTATGCACTTTCACAGCGAAAAAGATGAATCATGGTTGGTGTTACAAGGACGCTTCGAAGTCAAGTATATTGATACAAAAGATGCCAGTGTACATAGTGAGATATTAGAAGAAGGTGACACATGGCGTAACTTTCCACTGGAGCCACATCAATTGATTTGTCTTAAAGAAGGCATCATTGTGGAAGTAAGTACACCAGACAGTGTGGAAGACAATTACAGAGTAGGCAAAGGTGATAGCCAAAAATGAAAACGGTAATGGTCAATGGCACATTTGATGTGCTACACCCAGGACATGTTGCCTTACTAAACACTGCACGTAGTTATGGTGGTTGTCTTGTTGTGGCTATTGATACTGATCGTCGTGTTCGAGAACTCAAAGGTGATAAGCGTCCTATCAACAATCAGATTGATCGTAGGATCATGTTGTCTGCTTTAAAAGCTGTAGACATTGTGGAATTCTTTGACAGCACAGATGAACTAGTTAAGCTAATGGAACGATACCAGCCAGATGTCTATGTTAAGGGTAGTGATTGGAAACATGATACACAATCTACTGCACATCAATATTGCAAAGAAGTAATTTATTATGACAGAATTGAACCATACTCAAGTACCAAAATCATTCAACATATTGCTGATAGGCGATAACTGTAACGACATTTACACCTATGGTTGTGTAAATCGTATCAGTCCCGAAGCACCGGTTCCTGTCTTTGAACCGCACTATACTATTCACAAAGATGGTATGGCTGGTAATGTGTGTAAGAACCTAGAAGCATTAGGATGCACAGTTAATTTTCTACATGGCAAATCCAGCGAGAAGAATAGACTGATTGATGAACGCACCAAGCAACAATTATTGCGTATGGATAAAGATGTTGCTAGCAACCCTATTACATTTGAAACAGCAATACCGCCTGTGTATGATGCCATTGTGATCAGTGACTACAACAAAGGCACAGTGACCTACGAACTTATTGAAGAACTAGTTAAAGAAGTTAACGTGCCTATCTTTGTTGACACAAAGAAAACAGACCTAGCAAGACTAGCAGGTTGCTATGTCAAGATTAATGCATTAGAAAAAAGTCGCGCAACAAGTTTCCCTGACCCGGAATATTTAATTGTCACACGTGGCGGACATGGTGTAGAATGGAATGGTTGGGTATGTGCTGCAGAAATTGTTGGAGACGTAACCGATGTGTGTGGAGCAGGAGACACGTTTTTATCTGCACTGGTATATAAGTTTTTAGAAACTAACCATATGTCCAAAGCAATAGTATTTGCCAACAAGGCCGCCAGTATAACAGTACAACATGTAGGAGTATATGCACCTAGACTGGAGCAAATCAAATGAAAGTGTTAGTAACGGGTCACGAAGGATTCATTGGGCAGAATCTAGTAAAATACATATACAATAACACTGACTGGAGCGTGGATGTGTATGATTGGAATAGCGGAATACTACCCAGCATAATGGAACAAGATTGGGTCATCCACATTGGTGCTATCAGTAGCACAACTGAACGTGATCTTGATAAAGTTATGCGGCAGAACTATGATTTTACTCGTCAATTGTTCAATGCTTGCAAAACATATGGAGTTAATCTCCAGTATAGTAGTAGTGCTAGTTTGTATGGTATGGGTATTGACTTTACTGAAACTGCACAGTTAGATCCACGTACACCGTATGCATGGAGTAAGTATCTTTGCGAGTACTATCATAGACAACATCAAGGTGGCAACACCGTACACGGTTTTAGATACTTTAATGTATATGGCAACTATGAAGAGCACAAGGGTAGCCAAGGTAGTCCAGTAAGTCAATTCAGTCAACAAGCCCAATTGGGTAATATCAAACTGTTCCACAATAGCAACGAATACCTACGTGATTTCGTAGCAGTAGAAGATGTATGCAGAGTACATGTAGAGTTTATCAAAAAAGTAAAAGAATCTGGTGTATGGAACTTAGGCACAGGCAAAACAACCAGCTTCCAAGACATTGCGGATTTAATCAGCAAAAAGCATAATAGTAGCATAGAATACATAGATATGCCAGAGATACTCAAATCCAGCTATCAAAAGTACACTTGTGCAGATCTGACCAAGCTGGAAAGTACCATAGGGCCACAACACATGATTACAGTAAGGGATTGGCTTGATAAATATAAATTATGAGAGCAAAAGAATTCTTATCCGAATCAGTTAAAACAGAAGGTGTAGTAGACACTTATAAAAAGTACGCACCACCAGCACTAGGAGGAACGCCTACTAAAACTGCACCGCCTGTCCCTAAACCTGTGGCGGATCCTAAAAAAGATATTGCCGCATCTAGCGGGCCATTGGAGACACAGCAACCACTAGGAACATTCTTAGAAAAAACTGCAAAGGCCGAAGGCATAACAGGAATAGAACTGGCCCAATTGCTGGCCCAGTGTCGAACCGAGACTATTGCATTTACCAAGTTGATTGAGCAACCCAACAAATGGATGAAGACTTACGAGCCTGTTTTTAAGAAAGATCCTAAGACAGGCAAAATGGTGGATGTTAATCCGTATTCTAAAAAACTAGGGAACAAATACAAGGGTGATGGTCAACGATTTATCGGACGTGGATACATACAGATCACCGGCCGCGACAATTACACCAATTTTAAAAGAGATACTGGCATGGATGTAGTCAACAATCCAGCACTATTGGCAGAACCAACCACTGCCGCAGAAGCTGCCATTCATTATTGGACCAGTCGTGTGCGTCCAGGTGTATCAGATTTTAAAGATACTGCGGCAGTAACACGTCTAGTGGCCGGCAATGCCATGAAACATTTAGACATTCGATTTGCAAATTTTAAAAATTATCTAACAAAATTATTTTCAGTAATGCCAAAGCTACCAGCATTGCCACCCACAAAAACTAAAAAACCTGCTCCAAACAAAGGTGTTAAGAAAGCTGAAGTAGACACTATGGATCCCAACGCTACACAAATAGCAGTAGCAGAACCAGCCGACAACACAGGACTGGCAGAAGGCTGGCGTTATACCAAATTTAAAGCTATTTGAACTAATAAATACAAACATGAGAGCAAACGAATTTACAGAACGATTCTGTCCCAACTGCGGCGGAAGCCTAGCCGAAGCAGGCAAAGCCAGTCGTGCATTGTGTACCAGCGGCCGCCCCGATAATGACCTAGGTGCAAGCAATTTAGCAAGTTGCAAGAGTCAAGGACTCCGTGCCCGTGACGGTGAAAAGAGCCACTTGGTTGGCCACGGCAACAGCAGTGTACGCATCACAGTGGGTGGTAAAAAAATCAAAGGTAAGAAGTACGGCGGCCCACTTCCAGACTATGGCACTAGAAAAGGTCAATAATGAAAACTATTGACATATTAACTGAAGCTCCTTTCTCAACTGCTCCAGCAACTCAACCCAAGAAAGAGATTCCATCAACTAGCAATAAGCAATCGCAAGATGCTAGCAGTGATGCATTTGATGAAAAAGTTACAAAAATAGCAAATAACTTAGGCATTAATAAAAGCGACTTGCTGAGGATTATGCATTTTGAAACTGCAGGGACCATGAGCCCTAGCCAACGTGCAGGCAACAAGCCGAGAGCCGCAGTTGGACTCATACAGTTCACCAACAAAACTGCTGCTGGCCTTGGCACAACGACAGATGCTTTGAGTAAAATGACCGCGGTGCAACAATTGGATTATGTTGAACGATACTACAAACAAGTTGGTCTAAAACCAGGAACTGGGTTTGTTGATTTATACATGTTGACATACATGCCTGGTGTTGTAACAAAAAACAAACCAGATGATTTTGTATTAGGTATAGATCCTGAATCTAAACGTTGGAGCGCGGCCAACAAAAATGCACATCCTTTTCCAGCCGATAAATCATTTACCTATGCAACTAATTGGACTAGCAATCCTGCTTTTCACCCAAAGAATCCTCCAAGAGATTATTTTACAGCTAATGATGTTAGGAAAGTTATGCAGGCATACCGCCACTAATAAATAACTGCATGGATATAGTAGGTAATTTATTAATAGCACCCCCAGCTGTAAAAAACAACTTCTGGCACAAGACAGTAATTCTAGTTACTGAGCATCATGCACACGGCAGTGTAGGCCTTGTGTTAAACAAACGCAGTCAAATGAGCATTCCTGAATTTAGTAATCAACTAGGTTTTGATATAGAACTCCCAGGTTTCATTTATGTGGGCGGCCCTGTTAGCCCAAAGAATCTAAGTTTTTTACATTCAAGCGACTGGCATTGCAGTAACACTATGCAGGTCAACGATGACTTGTTTATCAGCAGTTCGTTGGATATGTTGCCCCGCATGGCCGCAGGCGATACTCCTGAATATTGGCGAATATGTTTAGGACTATGCGGTTGGGGGCCAGGCCAGTTAGATGCTGAAATACAAGGCACTCCACCTTGGAAGCACGATAACAGTTGGTGTGTTGCTAAAAGCAGTTTAGACTTGGTTTTTGGCAACGACCACACGGATCAATGGTGCAGTGCTTTAGACCGCTCGGGTCTAGAGTTCGCTCAAAGCATATTGACGTAAATACAATTTGAGTGTATAATTTATACTTCACTAGGTTGGGTCTGTAACACAATCAGAAAGAGTTTTTTATGGCCGACACACTTTTGCTTAACGCAGATGGCCTGCCAGTAAGTGTGCTTCCTTTGAGCACAATCACCTGGCAAGATGCTATCAAATATATGGTCCTAGACAAGGGCACAGTACTGGCATGGCATGATAATTGGATAGTACACAGTGCCACTTGGCAAACTCCTGTACCCAGCATAATCATACTACGCGAGTACATGAAGACCAAAACAACAGTTCGATTCAGTCGTGCTAACGTACACCTACGGGACAGTGGCAAATGCCAATACTGTGGTATCAAAGTAGATCGTAAAGAAGCTACATTGGATCATGTTATGCCCGTGAGTAAAGGCGGTAAGACAACTTGGGAAAACTGTGTAACAGCATGTGCCCCTTGTAATGCTAGTAAGGCAGACAAAGTTGGGCCCAAGCCGTTTGTCAAGCCATACAAACCAGACTACTACAATTTGGTCAACAAACGAAAGAAGCTGGAATTTGCTGTGAGGCACGACGAATGGCTACAATATCTACAATAAAGAAGTTTCTTTGGAAATGCCTGGGCTTTTGTAGCCTGGGTATGGCCTATATCGGCGTGATAACCCCTGGCATACCTTATAGCCCGTTTGTGGTATTTGCGGCGTATTGTTTTGCCAAAGGTTCGCCTAGGATGCATGCTTGGTTATACAATCACAAACTGTTCGGATCTTTCCTAACCAACTGGAGTGAGAAGCGTGTGTTCCCACAACGCATGAAATATTTCATGCTGGCCATGATGAGCACCAGTTTGATTATCATGAGCTTTACTGTGCCTGTGCGTGGTGTAGTCTACACGGGCATATTCATGGCCTTGGTAGCTGTATGGGCTTGGCGTTATCCTAGTAGTGTGGAAGAACACGACCAACGCATAGCCGAAGGAAAGAAAGTAGGCTGGTTCAACAATAGTTTTTAGTTTTGTAATCATATTGTAATCGATTTGGTGGTAAATATGACATATGAAGACTTACCGCTCTATTTTTATATCGGATGTTCATCTTGGAACTAGAGATAGTCAAGCAGACAAGTTAAACAACTTTCTCAAACACAATACATGCGAAACACTTTATCTCGTGGGAGATATATTAGATGTGTGGCGCATACAACAAAACAAATGGCGATGGAAACAAAGTCATACCAATGTTGTAAGACGTATACTTGGACATGCCAAACGTGGCACCAGAGTAATCTACGTAGCAGGCAATCACGATGAATTCCTACGTCCACTCATGCCCTATGGTATCAACTTTGGCAATATAGAAATTGTAAATCAAACGGAACACATAGGCGTAGACACCAAACACTATCTGGTCACACATGGCGACTTGTTTGATGGCATTACTAGCCTAGCACCTTGGCTGGCCTTCTTAGGAGATAAAGCATATGATATCATCCTTAGTATCAATAGTAAGTACAATTGGCTACGTCATCGCATGGGTTTTGGTTACTGGAGCGTTAGCCAGTTTCTTAAGCACAGAGTTAAAAAAGCAGTAGACTTTGTGTTCAAGTTTGAAGAGAACTTGGCCAACTATTGTAAGAAGCGTGGCTTTGATGGTGTCATCTGTGGACACATACATCATGCAGAGATCAAAGAGATCAATGGTGTTATGTACATGAATGATGGTGACTGGGTTGAATCATGTACCGCCTTGGTAGAACATCATAGTGGGCAATGGGAAATCATAACTTGGACCAAGGAGAAAGACGATGTGGCTACTGATACTGATAGCAGTTCACGTGAACAATCCCCAGGACGTGCCGGGAAGAATAGAACTAGCGTTCAAAGACCAGATGAGTTGCGAAGTAGCTCTAGCGTCAGTGAAGTGGCAGCTAAAGTTTAATAATTTTAAGGTAGAGGGTGTATGCAAACGACAATAAGCGATAAGATTACTATAGTAGTGCCTTGCAAGAACGAGGAGAACTACATTGCACATTTATTAACACATCTACGCAATCAAATGATAGGCAATACCAGAATCATTATTGCTGATTGCTCCACTGACCGTACTCGTGAAGTTATCCAAGCAACAAAGGGCGAGTTAAATGTTGAAGTCATTGATGGCGGGCCTGTCAGCTTGGCCAAAAATCGTGGAGCCCGACTAGTTACTACTCCATACATCTTGTTCATTGACGCTGATGTTCGCTTCTTTAAACCCACAGTGATACAGGATGCTGTTAACACAATTGAATCAAAGAGCTTGGACCTTATTGGGTTGAGTATCAAATGTTATGATCGAGATCCTAGAGCAAAATTAGGTTTTGTTATTTTTAACACAATAAATCACGCATTGAAATTCTTCTCGCCGTTTGCTGTTGGAGCATTTATGCTGACACGTAGAGATCGTTTTGAAGAATTTGGCGGATTTCCAGAACAGTTTTCCACAAGCGAGGACTTCTTCTTGAGCCGTAAGTACAGTCCTAAAAAGTTTAGAATTATCCGTCATCACTTTGGACAAGACTCACGTAGATTTAAGAAAATGGGCTACATGGGCATGGCCAAATACCTGGTCAAGAACTACATCAATCGCAACAACAGGGCTTATTGGGACAGTTTAGACAACAGCAAATATTGGAGTTAAATAATCGCCGGGCTGACGGCGTATAATGTGATAAGTAGTCAGCTAGGATCTTTTTAGATCCTGTTTTTTTGAATAAATACTCTTATTACACGGAGTATATATGAAACGATTCTTAGCATTGTTATTGTTAGTGCCAGTACTGGCACTTGCACAAGCAAAAACGCCAGCAAAATCAGCAACCTATGACGCACAGATTCTAAGGGTCACTGACGGTGACACTGTGGTTATTGCCGCACCATTCCTACCAGCACCATTCAAACCAGAGTTGGCTATTCGTGTGTATGGTGTAGACACTCCGGAGAAAGGACACAGAGCCATGTGTCCAGGTGAAGCACAACGCGGCGAGGCAGCTAGTGCATTTACTAAAAAATCTATAGAATCTGCAGCAGCCGCTGGCGGCAAATTTCAAGTTACTATGTATGGTTGGGACAAATTCGGAGGGCGTGTACTGGGTGATATCCTAATCAATGGAAAAAGCCTACGTGCTGCTTTGATTGCCAATGGCTTTGCTCGTGAGTACTATGGCGAAGCAAAACAAAGCTGGTGCCAGTAATGGACTACCCAGTATACCCAGAGGACGATGGATATGATAAACCGCGAAACCCTTACAGCCCTGTTTAAAGGACTGTATATTGGTCTAGCACTATTTGGCGCGGGCCTGGGTGGCTTGCCCTTAACTTTCGAGGATATTAAAGACCTATGAGAGCAACAGAATTTATAACTGAGGATTGGAACAAAGTTAATCATAAAGATAAGACTGATGGTCTAAGTCAAAAAGCTGTCAATGCTTATCGCAGAGAGAATCCAGGCAGCAAATTAAAGACAGCAGTTACTACCAAGCCTAGTAAACTCAAAGCAGGCAGTAAGGATGCCAAACGCCGCAAGAGTTTTTGCGCCCGTATGAGTGGCAACAAAGGTCCAATGAAGAAACCTAACGGTAAGCCCACACCAAAGGCATTGGCATTGCGCAGATGGAACTGTGAAAGTGTAGAAGAGATGGTGGACATGATTATTGAGAACATGGATCATGCCAAGGACAATCAAGCTGTGCCAGAACTCAAAGCCGCCTTGTTAGCCAGGAAGTCCGCACTGCAACAGGCCAGCGAAGATCAAGTGTACGATATTATTGATAAGATGATGACACGCATTGCCAAGTCGCACGGCATGAGCGGACAGAAATTGCACGACATGTGGGTCAAGGAATATGATCAGATTCCAGACACATGGATTATGAAATGAGAGCTAATGAGATTCAATCACGTAAGTTAGTCATCTTTGACATAGATGACACACTGGTTCATACTCAAACTAAAGTACAAGTAGTTAAAGACGGTCGTGCTATCAAAGCTCTTAACAGTCACGATTTTACACATTACAAATTGCAGCCAGGCGAATCATTTGACTTTGAAAATTTTCGAAACGCTCGAGAGTTCTTTCATAATAGCAAGCCTATTATTCCTATGATGAACCAACTCAAACAAGACATTGCTACAGGTAACAAAGTAGTGATGGTAACTGCTCGTGCTGACTTTGATGACAGAGAGTTATTCTTAGACACGTTTCGTAAGTATGGTGTAGATATGAATAAGGTGCATGTATATCGTGCAGGCAATATGACCGGCAAAATACAAACAGAAGAAAAGAAAAAGATTATCATTCGCAAGTTGTTGGATCAAGGTCAGTATACAAAAGCAATCATGTACGATGATGCTGTGCCCAACTTGGAAAGTTTTGTAGAGCTTAAAGACGAATATCCTCGCACTAAGTTTTATGCATGGCACGTGAGTTTAGAAGGCGAAGCAGGTGAATATCACAGAACAAATGAAAGTTACACATTGGAAGAACGCCGCAAGAAGAAACGTAAACCTCGCAGTGCCGCATACGGCCCGGGACTATATGGTGGATATGGATATTTTTCAAACTACGGCAACAGCGACACCGGTGGCGACAGTGGAGGAGGAGACGGCGGTGGCGAGAGCATGGAAAACGAAAACTTTGCTGATGGCCGTAATCCACAAGACAAAGGCGATAGCAAACGTCACGGTGTCGATACAAAAGCAAGTGTCAGCAGTCTACGTAAAACTGCCAAACAAGGTGGCCGTAAAGGACAACTGGCCCAGTGGATGGCTAACATGAAAGCAGGAAAAAACAAATGAAAAAACTATTAATAGCGTGTGCATTTTTTGCACTAAGTGGCTGTGCCGGTATTATGGAAAAGATTCCCAGCCGTTGGGATGCCAACCAAGCTCGAGTGATTACCGACATACAAGTACAAGCTAAACACTTTGATTGCCGAGGCGACCAAGCACAACAACTTAGGTTGTTAGCATTGAATGTTGAATGGTTTGAAACTTATGCTCGTACCAAACCCACAAGAGATATCAGCAAGCTAACTGGCACAGTGACCGCAACAGTTAAAGAGTATCAAGATCGTTTAAAGACTGGTCCAGTTAGTCCCATGTATTGCGATATAAAACTAAAGATTATTAAACAACAAACTGATATACTAGCTGGATCAGTACAAGGAAGATTCTAATGAAAACAGAACAATTATTAACATTTGCCAAGATAGCAGAAACAACATATGCCAACCCTAAAGATTCTAAAAGCAAGTTCAAAGCACTGGGCTACACTATTGTGGAGTTTTTTGACATTGATGGAGCACAGGCATACTTGTTGACCAATGGTACAATAACTGTATTGTCGTTTAGAGGCACTGAGGTAACACAAAAGTCAGATATATTAGCAGACTTAAAAGCTGGTAAGAATATAGAAGCATGCGGCGGCAAGGTACACGTAGGCTTCAAAGGCGAGATTAACAAGCTGTGGCCCAGTATCTCAGCTGCACTTACAGCCAATCCAGGCAATGTTTATGTGACCGGACACAGCCTTGGTGCTGCCATGGCCACCATTGCTGCCAGCCGCATACAGGATCGCGTGATTACATTGGTTACATTCGGTTCGCCGAGAGTTGGCAATACAGAGTTTGTTAAGAGTCTAACTGTTGAACATTACAGAGTACAGAACAACTGCGATGATGTGACCAAAGTTCCATTTAGACTCATGGGATTTGATCATCACGGCACCCACAGATACATGAACTTCCATGGAGAGTTTAGAGACCTAACTCCATGGCAACGTGTGAAAGATATGATTCGCAGTAGACTACGAGCCAGAGCAAAAGGTCAAAAGTATATCGGTGTGTTTGATCACATGATGTCAAACTACATTGCCAAACTAGAAAAGTTAGGAGAAAAATAATGAGTGTATTATCAGAATTAATTACTAGCGGTGATCAATGGGCCGCTGAACGTGCTCGTTATGCATTAGAAGTACATGAAGCTGTGGGGTCTGGGCAACTTACTCCCAGTGAAGCTAAAGAGATTCTACAAGATTTGATTAGTACAGAAAAGCTAGAAGAATCTGCTGCTGATCAACAAGCCCGTGCCGCATTGGTGTTTGGCGTTACACAACTGATCAGTTTGTATTAAACAACTTGGTCAGTGCTTGAACCAAGTCTTCAATCATACCATCATCGTGGAACGGAGTAGGTGCAAAGCGTAACCGCTCCGTTCCCACATCAACTGTTGGAAAATTTATGGGCTGGCAGTAGATGTTGTGGTCATTCAACAGTGTATCACTCATGGCTTTGGCCCGTTTAGCATCGCCCACAAACACAGGTACGATATGACTAGTGCTACATTCCATAACAGGAATACCTGCTTCTTTTAATCTGCGTTTTAATGTGGCAGCACGTTCTTGATGACGTTCACGGATCTCAGGATGTGCTTTCAAGTATTTGATTGCGCCCATGGCGCCAGCACAAGTCACTGGACTCATGCTTGTTGTAAAGATAAAGCCAGCAGCCACACTTCGAATAGCATCAGCCACAATCTGGTCGCAAGCAATGTAACCGCCTTGAACTCCATAGGCCTTTCCCAAGGTACCATTAACTATGTCAATTTCGTTTTCGAGTCCCAGCTCTTCCACTTTGCCGCCGCCAGTTGCACCATACAAACCCACAGCATGAACTTCATCGATGTATGTAATGGCCTTGTACTTTTTTGCCAGTTCGCATATTTCTTTAATATGTCCCACATCGCCGTCCATGCTGTAAACTGATTCAAATACCACACACGGTGTTTTCTCCTGTGCAAAACTGATCTTGAGCTTCTGTTCTAGATCTTCTAAGTCGTTGTGTTTGAAGACAACTTTGTTGGCTCGGCTATGACTAATACCTATGATAATGCTGTTGTGATTGTTGGCATCACTGATGTATTCAATATTAGGAATAATCTTGGCTAGGGCAATCAGTGTCCATTCGTTGGCCACATAAGCTGAACTAAACAACACTGCCTTTCCTTTCTTGTGCAATGTGGCTAGCTCATGTTCCAATGCCACGTGGTAATGACTGGTGCCGCCAATGTTGCGTGTGCCACCTGAACCTGAACCTGTGTGTTCCAATGCAGTGTGCATGGCATCCAACACTACTTTGTGCTGGCCCATACCCAAGTAATCATTACTGCACCAGTTTACGATGTTCTTAATATTGTATGGGCCGTACCAAATAGCCTGCGGAAACTTGCCATTCTCTCGGACAATGTCGTTGAAAACACGGTATTTGCCTGAATCTTTAAGGCTTTGTACAAGTTCTGTGAAGGGCTGTAAGTTTATCATAGTAAGCTATTTAAGCATAAATAGGTTATCGGGAAAATATTATGAGAATACAAGAGCTAATTAGAGGAATACTTGACATGATGGATGGTGTAGGGCAAGAACCTGACCAAACAACCACAGTTGTCATTGCTCACCCAACAGCAACTATTGCTGAACCAGAAGATGCTAGTCCATTATCACATGCAGGCGACGACATGCGTAGATTGCGTCAAATTGTAGATCTAGCAGACAATGATGGTGTTGAACCTTACGGCAACACTCCAAAAGAAAAGTATGCAGGTATTGATGCTGTTACAGTAGATGCAGGCGGTGGTTGGATGAGTCCAAAGAATCCTAGCGATATACGCGGTGAGCATCCTAGTATGTATCCAGCACATCAACACGGAGTACGATAATGTCAGCAAACGGAATATCAACCTTATCTACAAAAGCACTTAGACAAGCAGCCAAGCTGGATATTGCACAGTTAAAACGTAGGGGTTACACACTGAATGCCGATGGCACAGTGGCTAGCGGCCCTGATACTAATAAAGTATTCTATCGTGAAAACAATACTTACGATCTCACATTGTTACCAGATACTTATGCTACAACAGCAGATGACAATCCTAACATCGGCGGCCTATTACAGGGCCGTCCTTGGTTAAACATTGCAGGTATTACTTTTGCCGCAAACATATGGCGTACAGACTATGAAGGATACTTCTACGACGATCCTGCTTTCTTTGACACAGCCGCATTAAAGGCAGGACCTAATGACTACAATGGTACAGATACTACTATTAATGAACCTGCGTTAGTTAATAATACTAGTATTCAATACAAAGGCTACTTTCTAGCTACCTACACCGGCTCACACACTTTCTATCTAAACACAGATGACGGCAGTTACATGTGGATTGGTCTAACTGCTCTATCAGGATATACTACTGCAAATGCACTAGTTCAGAATGGCGGCTTACACGGAGTCAACGAAGTTAGTGCCACTATTAGTTTAGTTGCAGGTACATACTATCCACTTAGAATACAGTTTGGTAACGGTCCAGCAGGCCCTGGCGTAATGGTTGCTAGTTATGAACATTCCGGACAGGCTAAAACAAGTACCTGGACTGGTAAGATATTCTACAATACAGCAACTAACGGATTCTAATGGCTTACCAACACAACAATAGAGATCCTAACTTAAACAATCTCCATCATGCTATGGAGTATCAGGACGATCTGCCACACCTCCGTGTTACATTAGGTAGTGATAACATTACCATTACTGGCGATGTAAATCTAGTTGATACTGTCACAGTTAACTCAACACAAGAAGATCCTGTTCACACGCATATTACAGAAGTAGGTACTAGCGGCATACTTGCTGTACCTTATATGCCTATTCAAGGCACAGTAAGTATTGGTTCGGACGGTACAGTTAGCTTATCGGCAAATACATTATCAGCATTAGAAAATATCACAGTGAGTGGTAGCGTAAGTATAAGTAACTTTCCTGCTACCCAAGCAGTAACAGGTACATTCTGGCAAGCAACACAACCTGTGTCAATAGCCACAATGCCTACTACCCCAGTTACTGGCACGTTCTGGCAAGCAACACAACCTGTTAGTGGTACAGTTACTATTCAAGATGGTGGCAATACTATTACAGTAGATGGTACAGTAACAGCTAATGTAACATTTCCAACTACGCAACAAGTAAGTGGTACTGTAGCATTAGATGCCAACACACTATCGGCATTGGAAAACATTAGTGCTACAGTTAGTGGCACAGTAGAGCTAGGCACTACTACGTTATCAGCATTAGAGAATGTAGGAGTTACTGGCACCGTCACAGTACAAGATGGTGGCGGCAGTATCACAGTAGACGGTGCCGTATCAGCTACTGTGTCAGGTACAGTAGAACTAGGTTCGACAACACTAACAGCATTAGAGAATGTAGGAGTTACTGGTACAGTCACAGTACAAGATGGCGGCGGTAGTATTACAGTAGATGGTACAGTAACAGCCAATGTAACATTTCCAACTACGCAACAAGTAAGTGGTACAGTAGCATTAGATGCTAACACACTATCAGCATTGGAAAACACTACAGTTACTATCAGCGGCACACCTACGGTTAACATTGGTACTATACCAGAAGTAGAGATTAAGAACGATTCAGGCAATCCTATACCCGTCAGTGGTAATGTAAATGCTACCCTAACTGGCACTAGTGCTATAACTTTAGGGGCAGCGGCCACTGATGCGTTTGGTAGACTGCGTGTAAGTAATCCATATACACTGTTCGATGGTGGTCTGCGTTACTTTGACAATACATACAAGTGGGACCAAGTGGATACCGGCTCTGCCGTTTCCTCTTTCTTACCTAACGAAAGTTCCATACTGATGAACGCTACAGGAGCAGGATCTGCCATTCGTCAGACTAAACAGGTATTTTCTTACCAGCCGGGTAAGAGTCTATTGGTTCTGTTGACCTTTGTTATGAACGCTCCTACCGCGGGCATTACACAACGAGCAGGCTATTTTGGAGCAGAGAATGGTGTTTACTTTGAAGTAGCGGGCACTACAAAAAATCTAGTTATTAGAAAGTACACTTCTGGTTCAGTAGATGATACTACGGAAAAGTTGGCTCAAGGTTTGTGGAACGGTGATAAGTTAGATGGGACAGGAGCCAGCGGAATAACATTAGATGTAACCAAATCACAAATCTTCTGGACAGACATAGAATGGTTAGGTGTAGGAACAGTACGCTGTGGATTTGTGATGAACGGACAGTTCATTGTTTGTCACAGTTTTCACCATGCTAATATATTAAACAAAGTCTACATGACCAGTGCTACATTACCCTTGCGATATGAACTAATCAGCACTGGACCCGCAGCCACAATGCGAGCAATCTGTAGTACAGTTATGTCAGAAGGCGGGCATAGTAATCGCAGTTTTACCCGTGCTATAGGAACATCACTAACAGGCAAAGATCTCAGCCATACAGTTTATAGACCATTAGTATGTTTGCGTATGAAGTCAACAGCTTTGGACTCTATAGTAGTGCCTACAGCTTT